CAGGGGATCCCCAGAACTTGTAGCGATCAAGCTGCACAGTCTGACCGGGCTGAGAGGTGAAGTCGTGGACAACCACGGGCTCAACGGCCATTTCACATACATAGGCGGGATGCGGACGGTAAAGCTCCGCGCCTAAAATCTTGGGAAAATCGTTATCAAGAAACACTTTCTTTTATCCTCCAGATATTCGGAAAAGTAGGTAATCGGGTGAAAGATTCGGGCATTCTATTGCCCTATCTAAAGAAAATTTTAGCAGTCTGTAATTTATTAGACTTTTTAAACGTAACCTTGCATGTTAAGGCGTGAGTTCATTGTATTGGATGAACCTGGCATTTCAGGGTCAATTGCTGATTGGAAACCAGGTACTCCAATTACTTCTGCAAGATTAGAGTAACCTCCTCCATATAAACCACCAAGGCCGCCTGCTCCTGCAACCATTCCTGCACCTATAGCCGCTTGAGCATAAGGCACTGCTGCCATTGCTCTTTTTGCTTGATTACGCATTTCGGCTCCTTCTTTTGTGCCAAATTTACTACCTAATTCAGGACCTGCTCCTGTCGCAACTTTACCTGCATCAGGACGTAGGTTCTGTGCAATAGTGCGTTTAGAAACAAGTCTACGCATTGAAGGAATAAGCATACCTGCAGCAATACCTGTGCCTCCTGCTTGTGTGGCTTCAAGCAATAAACGTCCAGGGCCTTCTTGGGAAGCTTCCCCAGACGTGATATTACCTAAAGTTGCAAGGCCAGCGGCAGCAGCGCCGCCAGCCATAGCGGCTTGGCCAGGATTATTAAGCAAAGGCTTAAGTTTTTGATTTGCTTTTTGCAAATACCTTCCTGCCAATTGCATTAGATCACTCCATAACAAACAGTTTGTTTGCCATAACGCGAGGATCAGCTTGGTTCATAATGCGCCAGGCTTGGCTGGGATCAACATCCATCTGTTGCTTAAAGGCACCCCAGAAATCTTGAGGAGCTTGAGGAGCAGCAGCTTGTGGGGGAGCAGGAAGACCAGCAATATTCATACCCTGCTGTTGTTGAACAGGTGCAGTGGGATAACCACGGGTTTCCAGCTCTTGCTCAGATTCATAACACTAGGGTATGGACCTTCAGGACCGTAAATACTTCAACGTATAATCTGACAGAACGTCAGGATTAGTTAAGATCTCGTTGTAAGCCAGGTTTTCCTGGTGCTCACGAACTAGCTAAAATTGGCATAGCCGTTAAGTGTGTTTGTTGCGGTTTTTCCCCAGGCAACAGCACTATCGAGCATCCCTTCTAGGTTTTAGGGCGTAACTGGTTTAGAATCGCCGGAGCCTCGGTTCCGTAATTCGCCACCACCATCCGGCTTTCCGGACTCCAGTCCAGCAGGTTCGCTACGTCCTCTAAGGAGTTGATCGAGGAAGTTTGGGAAGAGCTGGGCGATGAGGTCTGGCTTGTTTGCCAGGTCGGCTGAGCCGATGGTGCCGAGATCTGTGCCGGGGCTTGTGTTGCTCCGTAATTGGCCGGGCTGTATTGAGGCGTCGGCTGTGATGGTTGACCCTGGAACGGGGATTGCACCGGGCTTCCCAACAGGTTCACCACCTTGTTGAATGCCGATTCCCATGGATTCCCTTGGGGTGCCGCCGATACCTGGGATTGGGGGGCGGATACTGACGGGCTTTGTTGGTAACTGGTAAGTCCCTGCGGTGCCGCCTGGGGTACTGCCTGGGGGTAGTATGTTCCCACTTGGGTCGGAGCTACTTGGGTCGGAGCTGCCGGTGCTGCCGGTGCTGCCGCCACGTAGTTGCTCGGAGCCACTGCTGGTTGCGGGCTCGTCTGTGGGATCGATTGGACGGTAGCGTCCTGCATAGCTCATCTCCTTTTGTAATGCTTCTAAGGTTCGATACAGATAGGGAGTAAGGTCTAAGCGTGGATCTGCCGCCATGGGTAAATCCGGCGCTTGAGGGTGGGGAGTCTGCATCATTCCCCCCACTAAACGAGAAAACTGGGAATAAGCTCCCTGTAACTCGTTGACCATCCTGAACGGGAAGCCCGAAAGCATTTCCGCTCTTTCCTCATCGGTTTTTGATGGGAAAAGATATTTCAGTGCTTCTATGCTATCAACTCCTAATTCCTGTAAGTTTCTTACAACAATTGAATTGTTCAGGATGTCTTGTGTTGAGTCCTCATAGACAGGACCCAGCCAGCGCCAAAGCATTGTGATATCACCGTCTGGAATTAAACCTTTAACACCAGGTGGTACCATTTGTGCTTGGACACAAGCCATCATAAGCTTTTTCATTTGTGCGTCAAATGCAGCTAAGGCTTGTTTATACATTTGCTGTTCTTCTGTAGATGCATTCTCAGGGGGCTGAATAGGCTTTTCAAACTTTGCTGCAGCGGCAAGAGTATCTTTAAATAATTGTTCTTCTTGATAAATAATTAGTTCAAGACAACGGCACAGGCCATGTGTATAAATTGCATTTGTCTTTTTTCTTGGATGTAGCAGATACTACGTCCAAATAATGATTTGTATTCCGTTGCGGTAACGCCAGCACTAATTGAAAGTTCATCAACACCACCTAGAGCTGTACGGATTTCTTCTCGATATTGACGTACAAATGCATTTTGGTCGCCAGAAAATTGCATCGGGTACGATGTAACCAACACGATCATTTGGTTCAAGGTTTGCAATAAACTCTTAGGGAAACTCTGATTTGACCATCAACACCACGGCTGACTGGATCTTGTTTGAATGTAGATCGACTTAAATTTGCAGGACTTGTAAATCCAGAGTTAGCTGCAATTGAAGGGCGTTGTGCTGCACCAATCGCCGCCTGACTCCATTAAGTCTAGTTTTGGGCCGTAGATGACAGTAGTGTTGGGTTGCCGAAGTAATTGTAAAGTTCTTCCCGCATGTTATGAACTAAGCTGTCATGAATAACAATGTGATTGGCTAACGCATCAAACTCTCCACTGCCTTCCATGGAGAACCCTTTTGGGTTATTAAAAATTTCAACGCATGGAATAAACCGTAAAGCATTGGGAAACTTTTCAGTTTTACCTGGCATTTGAATATTGACATTATCAAAAGACATCTCGCCTTCTGAATGTGTCTCTTCAATAGTATTGGCTTTGATTGATAAACGAATATAACGTTTTTGTCCTGGAGTTTGATTGGGATCTCCAGTTAGGTTGTAGGTGCCGATATCTTGGAAACCAGAGTTTTGGTTTCTTAACTTTATAGCTATAGATAATAACAACTTCTTCTAGCTCACCATTCGACGTTGTAGTAAGAGCGATACTCATGGCTACGGAAATTAGTAAAAGACGATAATTATTTTCAGTAGGTCGAATATAAAAAAGTCCCTTTCCATCACATAAGAAGTAATCCCAAATTGAATCAAGACGTGTATCTAACTTGTTATATTTAACAACTTTATCGATAAAGTCTTTACGTTGGTTACCAAAGTTATCTTGTGATGGAAAAAATTCTACCCCTTGGCGTACACCAAAGAGTTTCATTTGGGCAATATGTGACGCAACAATACCTGTGTCGATACCAGCTCCACCATCGCGCTCTACATAAGCATCAATGATTTCCTTAAGACGAGCTTTAGCGTCAGACATTTAACTATTTACTGCCCTTTTGTTTATACATCCTAGCAGCTTTGCCTGCTTTTTTTAGCTTTTTCTGTGTTAGGAACAAACTGTTTTCCTTTACGAGAACCAGCTCGTTTCTTGCGATCAGTATCTTCCCTTTCTTCTTTTTGAAAGGTTTAGCCCCATGCTTTCTTGGGGAGATAGCGTTTGTAGTATTGTTCCGTCTTTTTGGATTGCTTTGTCTGCCATGTTAATTCAAGTAAGGGATTCGACCTTTTAATAATTGCCCAAATGCATAACGCGCTTCATTTGAAATTGCTTGCGAAGCCTTTGCTCCTATATCTGTTTTGGGATTTGCTTTAACAGCAGGTAGCCAAGATACAGGATTATTTGCGGCTTTTTTTGCCAGTACATCAGTTAATGAACCAGTTCGTCCTTGACCAATTAAAGCGGCACCTGTTGCTACTGGCCCAGCCAAACGCGCAATAGGTGCGACTGCTTTAACAAGTCCCGGAGCAAATTTCCCGGCGATTGGCATTGCGGATTTAATGCCAGCCTCTGCTATGGCTCCACTTGCTACATCTTTTGCAAAAGCACCTGCAGCTTTATCGTAACGATTTTTTTCGATTGATTTAACAACTTCTGGATCCATTAAAGAAGTTGATGCGCCAAGCAATGCCCCTGTTGGATTTTGTTTGATTAAATTTTTACCACCTTCAATAATGGCACCAAAGGGATCTACTCCATAAATTTGTTTTAATTTGATAAAGTCAATATCGCCTTTCATTCCCCTTTGATGAAAAGGAAAAGTATTTTTTGCTTCCACAACGTACTTTGCGCCAGGTCGTGAAAGAACCTCCGGCTCTAGGCTTTTCAATCCAGCATCTGGTACAATTAAATAGTTAAATTCTCCGGGAGAATTAGATTGCACCTGAAATAAAACTTTTTGTTTTTTATTTTCTAGTGCTAATTGTTTTTTAAACTCTTCATCATTTAAAGAAAAATCTAGTGGTGCGCCTTCGTTAACAAAAGGTCCTGCAATGTTAATGTCTGGACTAAAAGATCTAAATCGAGATGATTCAATCATGT